GGTGTTGGACTGAAAATGATTTCTTTCATTTCAAGACCTTTGATGTTTTCATTCTGCAATTCGTATTCTTGCTGACCATAAACTTCTTTTGTTTCAGCTAAATAATCCTTATTTACAACATCCGTATCTGGCTTATATGAAAGCGTTATTTTCTTTGCGTTGGTATTGCTGATGAATGAAATTTCAGAACCTTTGTCTGTTGCTATTTTAGCAGTCCAATCCTTTTCTGTTCCACCGTCATAATAGTCATCCCTTGTTTTGTAGATTATTTTTCTGTCATTTGTTGCATCCGGAACAATAACAAGGTTGTACATATTGGCAATTGCCTTAATGAAATCGGATTGCTTGATTTTTCTTGGCACAAAGTCATTCAGCAGCACTTGTGAATTATATCCATAAGCATCAGCCCTCGGAACGATAATCATTTTTATTGATGTGATCGTTAGCGTTGGAGTAACGTCCACAATTGTCCCTCCAGAAATAACAGTTCTGAAATCAAGATATTGACCGGATTCGTCCAAGTAAGTTCTTGTAAGCAATATTCTTGTTGCTAATTCATCAGAAAAAGATATCCCCGTAACTGGCAATGTTGCAGTCTGAACCGTATTACTTCCAACAACAGTGTCACCCGGAGCAAGTACATAGGTTTCCGGTAACGCTGTTCCCGTATACAAGAAGTCCGATGAAAATTCAACATAAGCCAAATCCAATGAAGTTGTATTGTTTCGAATACCAACATATCCTTTATAGTTACGATAGCTATCAGGAGCAGTTCCCAATGCAGATGTCAAGTATAGGTCGGCTGCTGTTGGATTGTTTAATGATAATGAATAAGTAACTTCGAATGTAACATCTAATGCAGATGCTCCAGTCCAAATATTGGATGTATATAATCCAGTTATCGGATTATAAAGGCTTGATAAATCTTGAACCTCCGTATCAATAATAAAAGTTTGAACCGCAATAACTTCTGGATCTGGAGGAGTACCACCAACAAAAACCAAATCAACAGAATTTTCAGCAGCAACCAGATTAAGATTTCTATTAGATGTCATCGGCTTGTCACCATTGAACGGAATCCAAAGTTTGTCCATTCTGATCTGGTCACTATCAAAGTTTCGCCACTCCCATTGATAGCCAGCAGCTTGATGAATGCGATTCCAATATTCATAGACTGAAATTGCTGGTCGACATTCTTCAAGTTGATACTTTGTCAAGTCTGTCCAAGCCAAAACATATTTATAGCCACCAGTCAAAAGAACATTGTCCCGTATTGCTGAATTTGGAAACGAAGCAATCACTTCAGCCGCTTCGTATGTGTGTGTCATATCTTGGAAATCCAATTCATCAAGATATTTGTTTGTGATTTTTGTAAAGAATGAAGTCACGTCATCACCAACTTCAATTTCATAAATGACTTGTTGATCACTATAAACATCGTGTGTTTGTTTCTTTATGTTCAACAATTGCATATAAGCATTGTCCAAGATAATAACACCATTCCGAAGTATAGCAACCTTTTGCTTTAAATTGTTGTTGTAAGTCCCATCTACAATATTAATATCATAATAATGATTCAACAGTTGATTTGTTTCTTTGCTTCCAACAATTGAAAACTTATATGACTTCACACCCTTCTTTGCAAATGGATCTTTAATATCACCAACAGCAAAGTTGATAGGAAACTGAACAGCCGTATCAACGTCAATAATTCCAATCGGACCGTCTTGTCCGTATGTTTGAATGAACTGTATTTGTGTTGAATTTTCCATTATATGTTTATGTTGTCAGAATTTGCGAACCTTACATTCACTGTATATTTTATCAGTCTTTTATCAATCTGCCTTTGTTCAACGCTTGATGAATCCGTCACAATTACTGCGACATAAGTCCCACTTTCAGTTTTTAAATATGTCACTGGACTGCTAATCAATTCCTGAAAATACAATGAACTTGCATCATCCATCCAGTTAGTTGTCAGCTGTTGCACCTTGTCAAAATTCACGTTGTAAACTTGTTCACCCGTTGCTTTTGAATTGTAAGTGTAAGCTGGCGAAGTTGTCGCATCAACTCCAAGGCCACCGGCCAATCTTTTGAATGTCGATTTTTGATTGTTGTTTGTCACCGTGTCACGAAGCTGAAAAGCAAATGAACCGAATGAACCCATTCTGTCCATAAAGCTGATTTCAAAAGGATTGATTGAGCATCTTCTGTCTATGTAGAATCGTATCTTTTCAGAATATTGCGTTGGTGCTTTCACAACCCAAACATCATAATAAAGTGTATTCGGTTTTACCAATGGTGTTGTTCCAAATATGATTGAAGTCATTGTTGTTGTAGGTCCAACACTTGCAGAAATAACAGCTTCGCCAGTCATAACCGTTGCAGTTGATAATTCTAATAAGTCACCGCCATCATTTTCAAAGTATAATGAACGGCCATTGATAAACCAATTAGCAAAGTTCAATCGAACATCTTGCGTTGGTGTCACATAAAATTCCGAAGGTATTGATGACAAAAATTTGCGTGTTGAACTTGCTGTTAACAGTTTATATTTTTTTGCATCCCATCCAATGAAATCAACAAAAGGAACAGCACCATTGAAAACATAATACAAGTCAGATTCAAATCCAACAGCTGAAATTGTTTTGCGATTGTCCGAATAGATAACACCGCCACCCATCACCGCACCTGTTCCAACAGTTGAAAATGGAACGTCAATATACAAGTCACTTGTTCCAGCAACAGTTGGAAATATTACTGAATGAACTCCCTGAAGCATCGGCTTCAAAGCACCGCCATCATTTTGTGCAACGGTCACTTGATCACCAACAATAAATGAATGAACATTTGTTGTCGCTTGCAATGATGTCAAATCACCAGATACATTCACATAGTCATCATAAACATACGGAACAGAAAATTCATCGTACACTTTCAAAGAATATCCAAACCAACTGTTTGGAACTTTTTGAACACCAACAGTTGTGTCATCAAATGAAACAAAGTTTTTCAGTATTCGTGTTAAATCGACAACAGCATAGCCAGTTGTTATTGCTGGAACAAATCGATATGAACCGATGACATTATTTGCTGGATCATACACTTCAACAAAATATCTGTAACCCGGTTCCGCTTTCCTTAGTGAATCAAAATACCAAACACTTGGATTGTATGCTGGCTGAAAATCTTGCGGATTGCCAACTGAAATAATATCAGCCGCAACAACGTGATCAAGTTCAACTGCTGCGAATGATGAACCAACCATTTCAAATGACAACGTATCATTTCCACCCGGTATTCCCGTGAACGTAAATTCACCAGACGCACCGATATATCCAACAACCGTTGTTCCAAATTTCACTCTACATTTGTTTGCTGCTCCAGAATAAGAATTGACAAAAATTGTAATTCTGTGCGAAACACCAGAACCGAAGTCAGGGAAAACACCAGCTTGATAAATTTGGTTATCTGTTCCCGTTCCAACAGTTGCCCAAACTCCAGTTGCTCCGTGATTGTCCGGTGCTAAATCGGTTGGAATCCAAGCGTTGTTTGTTCCGACTGTCCAACCGACAAAACCGCCAGCACCGTCATCAATAAATTTAGGATCATTAATTGTAAAAGCCATTTTTTGTTTTTTTTATATATTGTTTTTTAGTAGTTCATTGTGAATGAAGAAACTGGATTTGATGCACCCCGACTTCCAAGTTGCATCCAAACTAAATAGCGGGCAGCATCAATGCAATGATTCCATATTTCAATCGGTTCATTCACTTTCTTTTTGTCCCATTCATATTTGTTCAATTCCTCTTGCAAATGAAGTGATGATTTCGTGATTAGATATTCATATTCTTGCATCAATTGAATGCCTTCTTTGACTGAATTAGCACCTTTCTTTACAGGGTAAATTCCAATGCCATAACCTTGAATATCTGCGATTGATTTCGGTTCAGATGAATCCGCATAGATCGGTCCATTCTTTGCTCCAACACCTTTGATCATTGTTGCGATTTGACTGTTCAACAATCCTTTTTGTTAAATCACTTGATCAAGAATCAGTTTGCCGTTGTATTTATAAACAGCAATCATTGTTGTTGGATCATTCGTAAAACCAAAGTCCATCCCATAGCCAAGCAGTTTCGCATCACTTGGAACGGAATCAATTGTTGTCCAGTTCTGAAAGATGACACCTTCCAAAGCACCAACTTCGCCATCCAAATAAACCTTGCACCAATTTTTCCAATAGTCAGATGTGTCTGCTTTCTTTCTTTTTGACAACAGTTCTTCCAAAACAAAAACGGGAATACCTTCGTTATCACGATAGGTCAAAATTATCATTTCGGCATCTGGTTCAGTCAACACCTCATCGTGAACCCAAAACCGATTGACTGGATTGAAGTCAAGATAAATGTCTTTCGATGTTCGCATTGATAATTGCGTGTAAGTTTCGAAGTTGATAAGATTCGCTTCATTGACATACAACACATCACGTCTTGGACCAACAGCTTTGTCGCCATCGGCATTGACAAACTCAATGACCGCACCATTTCCGAAAGTATACTTTGAATTAGTTATGTTCCAGTTGTCACCCTTGTATCGGTTTGTCTGTTTCATAATCTTCAGGAAATCTTTCATTGCCCCACCTTTTAGATGCGGAACGGTTGCACCGACAACAGTGATTTCGATGTCTGGCGTTTTGATTGCTCGGTCAATAAGAATTGCAAGAATAGCCAAAGTTTTTCCAGCTGAAGAACCGCCTTGAATGATTTTTTTTCGCTTAGTAAGTGCGAGTATTTTATTTATTGAAGCGGTCCGTTGAAACATTTATTCGGGAAATAGTGGTTGGTCTTCAGTCTTTGTGATAACGGTTTGAACATACTGCCCGGCCATTTTATTCATCATATCAAGTGACTTGATCAGATGCGTTCTATCGTCATCT